TATAACTTGGGCACAGGACGCTTGCAAACAAGCACGTTAAAGAGGAAAATCAATGCCAATGATTGGGAAGGGGCAAAAGAACAACTGATGCTCTGGACTAAAGGTGGCGGCAAGGTATTGCCGGGCTTGTTAAAACGCCGCACGGCTGAGTGCGCACTGCTGGACTAAAAATGCCATTACAAAAAATACTGTTCAAACCGGGTGTGAACAAAGAGAACACTCGCTACACCAATGAAGGTGGCTGGTACGAAGCCGACAAGGTTCGTTTTCGTCAGGGTAATCCCGAAGTTGTTGGTGGATGGGAGCCTTACTCTGCGGCTACGTACCAAGGCGTATGCCGGTCTTTATGGAATTGGGTAACGCTAGGTGGCAATAATTTAATTGGCGTTGGCACAAACCTCAAGTTCTATCTAAACCAAGGCGGGTTGTATAACGACATCACACCTATTCGGGCATCTAGCACAATTAACAACAACCCGTTTGCAGCTACAAATGGCTCTGCCACAATCACAGTAACAGATACAAGTCATGGCGCTATTACAGGTGATTTTGTTACGTTCAGTGGGGCTGTTAGTCTTGGTGGAAACATTACAGCTACGGTGTTAAACGCTGAGTATCAAATAACAGTTCTTACTGCAAACACATACACATTCACAGCGTCAGCTACAGCCAATGCAACGGATGCTTCTGGTTCTCCCGGTGGCGGTGCTTCTGTTGTAGCCGCATATCAGGTCAGTGTTGGCCCCGCTATTCCTGTTGCAATTATAGGTTGGGGCGCTGGTACTTGGGGTCAGACGGCTACAACGTGGGGCAACGGCGGTACATCTACATCAGCGCTACGTTTGTGGAACCAAATTAACTATGGCCAAGATTTAGTGTACGGCCCCCGCACAGGTGGCATTTACTACTGGACTGCCAACAACGGCGTCACTACCCGTGGGGTTCTTTTAAACTCGCTTGGCGGTAATGTTTCGTTTACAAGCGCTTCTCCTACAGTTGTAACCTCAACTGTTCTATATACCGAAGGCGCGGCGCTTCAGTTTGCTGCTACTACATCTTTACCCACAGGTATCTCTGCGGCTACAACATACTACGTGTTTGAAGTTAATGGGTTGACGTTCAAACTGCTTGATGCAGCGGGGGCAGCAGTTAATACATCTTCCACAGGCACGGGTGTATATGTGTCTTTGATTGTGGATGTGCCGACTGTGCAAAACAATTTCACGGTGTCTGACAGTTCGCGTTTTGTAATTGCATTTGGCTGTAACGATTATGGCTCAAACGTGCTTGACCCTATGCTGATCCGCTGGTCAGCGCAAGACGACATCTATAACTGGACACCTGACCCTACCAATCAGGCAGGGTTTATACGTATTTCTCACGGCTCTGAAATTGTAGGCGTTGTACAAACTCGTCAAGAAATTGTGATGTTTACCGACTCAGCTGTGTACTCACTCCAGTACCTTGGCCCCCCGTACGTGTGGGTACCGCAGTTGCTTGGCGACAACATCTCTATTATGAGTCCTAACTCGGCTGTGATTGCTTCGGGCGTTGTGTACTGGATGGGCGTAGATAAATTCTACGTCTACGATGGCCGCGTCAATACGCTTAATTGTGACTTGCGCCGTTACGTATTCCAAGATTTAAACCAAGAGCAGGCATTACAAGTATTCTCTGGCACCAACGAAGGCTTTAATGAGGTCTGGTGGTTCTACTGCTCGGCTAATAGCACTGCGGTTGACAGGTACGTTATTTACAATTACCAAGAAAAAATCTGGTACTACGGCACTATGTCTCGGACTGCTTGGCTTGACTCTGGGTTACAGGATGTTCCTATTGCGGCAAACTACGTCACGGCTTCGCTCACGGGTAACCTGATTAACCACGAAACAGGCTTAAATGACAATACGTCCGGCACTGCTACTGCAATTGATGCTTACATTAGCTCGTCTGAGTTTGACATTGGTGACGGCCATAACTTTGGTTTTGTGTGGCGCGTTTTACCTGACTTAAGTTTTGAGAACGCTACTAACACTCCTGCCGCTGTTGCTCCACGGGTAACCATGACGCTGTACGGTTTGAATAACTCAGGCTCTGGAACGACAAGCAGTGCTAACGGCACAGTTGTAAAGGGTAGCACGTACGTGATTACCGAAGAATTTACAGGCCAGATATTTACCCGCATGCGCGGTCGCCAGATGATCTTTAAGATTAGCTCAAATCAAGTTAACACTTGTTGGCAACTGGGTGCTCCCCGTATTGACATCAGACCAGACGGCAGACGTTAATGACAACAAACAACCGGATTATTAACCCAGCGCCTCCTAACCTGCCGCTGAGCACGGATCAGTATGACCGCCGCTATCAAGATCAGTTTTTAAATATCCTGCGTTTGTACTTTAACCAGCTACAAAACTCTTTGACAGAACTGCTGGGCAACACAGGCGGCAAATACATTGCGTTTCCTTACGGGGCGTTTCAAGATTCCACAGATCAAACAGCCGCTAGCACAACTGTTGCCTATCCGGTCACATTTAACACCACAGACTTTTCAAATGGTGTGACTGTAGCCAGCAATAGCAAAATTACTGTGGCTTATGCTGGAATATGGAACTTACAGTTTTCCATTCAACTGACAAACACTACAAACGCTTCTCAAGACGTAGACATTTGGTTTCGGGTCAATGGCACAAACGTGGCTAATTCAAACAGCCGTTTTGGTTTAGCCGCAAGAAAATCTCCCGGTGATCCATATCACATTATTGCGGCGCTTAATTATTTTGTAAGTTTAAATGCAACTGACTATGTTGAGATAGTGTGGAGAACGACTGATACGGGTGTTTCAATTGAGCAATATCCCGCCAGTGCCAGCCCCACACGACCAGCAATTCCATCAGCCATTGCCACACTTTCATTTGTGTCTGCGCTCCCACCATGATATTATCGACCAACCCCCATTTTGAGAGGCAAAAATGAGCCTTCACGTACTAGCTAATCACATGGCATCTAAGGGTCGCAACGGCGATTCAATGCTTGTCCACATGACGCCCGGCGAAGTGCACGGGCTACAGGCTTTGGCCATGAAACATGGCGGATCTCTGACTACTAACCCAGATACGGGTTTACCCGAAGCTAACTTCTTAAAGTCATTGTTGCCAATGTTGGCAGGTTTTGCCCTTGGCCCAGCCGGTTTTGGCCTTGTTAGTTCTTCTATGGGAGCAGCCGCGCTGGTTGGCGGTGTTACGGGTATTGCTACTGGTAGTTTGTCTAAGGGACTCATGGCCGGGCTGGGTGCGTATGGTGGCTTTGGTATTGGTGAGAGTTTAATGAATGCGGGCTCTGCTGGGTTGGCGTCTACTGCCGGGGCTACTGCTGGAGCGGAAGCTACGCAACAAGGTGTTTCTGAAGCAATTAAAGCTCGTGCAATTGACGATGCCGCTATCTCCCAAGGATTTAATGAGGCAGTCGGTAAGACCGCCACGTCGGACGTATTAAGCGCTGGCGCTAAATCTGCTATGGCAGACCCCATGGCTTTTGCAAAACAAAACTGGAAACCAATTGCCGCCGCCGCACTACCCGTACTAAGCAATATTGGCACAACGACTCCCGGTCAAGCACCGACACCTATGAGTCCCGGCAGAATCCGTGAGAAACGGTGGGATGGCCGTCAGTTTGTAGATGTTGCCAGTACAGATGCGGGTGTGTACAACACAAGCGGACGAAGCTTTTCTGACCTGTACCGTGGTTATAACGATGGCGGCATTGTTGCTTTGGCTGAAGGCGGCGACGTTAAGCATTTTGCTATTGGCGATCTTGTTAAAGCAGACATTGATAAAGCCTATGCCGCAGGCGATTACGGCAGAGTTAACGAACTTGCACAGGCAAACAAAATTACTGCCGCAGATGTGGCTGACACATACAAAGGTTTTGATACCTCTGGTTTGGCTGGTTTGGGTATCAATTTATTTACGCCCCCCGCACAACAAGCTGCACCAGTAGCTCAAGCTGCCGCAGTACCAGCGTACACAAGCTATACACCAGAGCAGATTGGTAGTTACTTAACAACTAACCCCACAGTAGATATTGGCGCAGCTACAAAACAATTTAATGCCGACCCAACCGCAGTTAATGCGTATATTGCCAGTTTAGATAATCCGTTTGTAGGTTCTACTCTTGACACTCGCGGTTCTGGTACGCTTGGTATTTACAACCAAATGAAAGCGCAGGGTATTGATCCTACCGAGTTGTACAACGCTAGTTTAGCAGTTGATCCTAAGTATGCTGGTTGGTCACTAGCAGACATTAAACGTGGATACAAGTTAGATGAAGGCGCATACGCACTTTCTAAACAGTTAAGCGGAAACGTTTCCGACAAAGACTGGGTTAAGTTCATGGATGAGGGTGGGTATTCCGTGAACGATATGGCGCAAGCGTTTGGTCTTTCTACCAGAGAAGTGCAAGCACGTTACGACGCGGCAAAAACAAAAACAGAAACCAAAACAACACTTACTTGTGGCCCCGGAATGGAACCAAACGCGGCGGGCACTGCTTGCGTTCCTATAAAAATAATTGACAAAGGGTTACTACCAATTCCACCGTCTGGCTATCACTATGAAAACGGTGTGCTGGTCAAGAATATAGACGCTACACAGAACACATCAACAGACGTAACCGTACCCACAGACTTGTTTACAGCGCCAGCAACAGCGTTGCCCGTAGGCGTGTCTGGCAATACAGGCCCATCTCAAATTGGCGGCGGCGCTACAGTTAACCCCAACGGCACAATTACAACTTCCCCACGTATCCCCGGTATTCCCGTTGGCGGCTTTACGGGTATGACAAGTTTGCGCGATGCGTACACCAAGGGTGGCGGCAGTCTGGGCTACACATCGCCTACTTTTAAATCCATTGAAGACTTCAACGCTAAATACCTCAACCGTATGGGCGGCGATTCTAAGGCGGCTTACGACTATCTCACAGGCAAAGGCGGTGCTGCTTATCCTGTTAAATCTGGCGTGGGTCAAATTGCTAGGCCGTACGATGAAGCGGTGCTGGGCTACCCTGCACGGGGCAATTTACCGTACATCTACAACAAAGCCACCGGTAAAATGGATGTCAATCCTGATTACGTGGCTCCCGGACGTGATGACAAAGGTAACGTGACGTACAGCATGTCACAGAACGACATTAAGAGTGCGTTAAAAGATAAACCTTTGGCTGGCCAAGAGTTGTATGAATGGGCAAAATCTAATAATCTAACTGCACAGCAGATCGCTGACGCTACTGGGCAGCCTTTATCACAAGTTTACGCACAGTTTAGGGCGGGTTCTAAAGCTAAAGCCGATACGGATAAGAAAACCGCCGATGATAAAGCTGCCGCAGATGCGTCAAGTCCAGAAAATGACAAGCGAGAAAGTGGCGGTGCAGCCGCTGGCGGCATGATGGGTTACGCCGTAGGTGGTGGTTTAGGCTCCCTTGGCTCTTACTCTGATGGTGGACGGTTGCTCAAAGGCCCCGGAGATGGTGTGTCTGACAGCATCCCTGCAACAATTGGCGCTAAACAGCAACCCGCACGCCTTGCCGATGGTGAGTTTGTGGTGCCCGCACGTATCGTGTCTGAACTAGGCAACGGCTCAACTGAAGCAGGCGCTAAAAAACTTTACGCCATGATGGATCGTGTGCAACGTGCACGGGGTAAGACCACAGGCAAAAACAAAATAGCAGCTAACAGCCGCGCTGACAAATATCTTCCCGCTTAAGGAATAGATCATGGCTTTACAAGAATCCTCACAGACAATATCGCAAACCTCCATTCCCGACTACGCCAAGCCGTATGTTGAGAACCTGCTGGGGCAAGCGCAAAGCTATACTGATCCTTCTCAGAACCCCTACATGCAGTACATGGGGGAGCGTCAGGCGCAGTTCTCTCCTTTACAGCAGATGTCTTACGACAATGCGGCGCTGATGCAAGGTTCTGACCAGTTAAAAGATGCGACTGCTATGGCGGGTTCTGCCGGTTTGGGTGCGCTTAATACTGGATATACATACAACCCGTTCCAGACTAAATCGTTTACCAGCCCTGAAATGGCTGAGAGCTACATGTCTCCGTACATGGCTAACGTAGTGGCACGCCAGCAACAAGATGCTCAACGTCAATCTCAGATTGCACAGCAAGCTCAAGGCGCTCAAGCGGCTCGTTCGGGTGCGTTTGGTGGTAGTGGCGATTACTTAATGCGTGCGCAAGCCGCTGGTAACTTAGCCCGTCAAAAGGGCGACATCTTTGCTCAAGGCCAGCAAGCCGCGTACACCCAAGGTATGGGGCAGTTTAACCAAGAGCAAGGCGCTACACAAGCGGCGGCTAACCTCAATGCACAACAAGGTCAATTTGGTGCAGGTCTGGGGCTTCAAGGATTGCAAACAGCACTGACAAGTGCTAACGCTTTGGGTAACTTGGGCAACACGCAGTACCAGCAGAACATGGGCATCAACCAGATGCAAAATCAGTATGGCTTACAACAACAGCAGCAACAGCAAAACATTCTAAACAATCAGTATCAGGACTTTTTGAACAATCAGAACGCGCCGTACAAGCAGATGGGCTTCATGTCCGACATCCTGCGCGGTCTGCCATTGACTCAACAATCGTCAACGATGTACCAGACACCGCCATCAGCAGTCTCACAAGCTATTGGTCTTGGCGGCGCGGCATTAACTGGAGCCAAGATGTTTGCTGGCGGGGGTGCCGTTGACAATCGTCCTTCTGGATTGGCGGACTTGGCTATTTATCAAATGGGTCAGGATTAAACATGGCTTACACACAACAAACGCCTATCGGCACACCTGACGTTAACCTGATTACAAAGACGTTGGCTAGTTTACAGCCGGATTCAGCGTTGCAGCAATATGCAATGCTGCATAAAAACAACCCATACATTTTGTCGTTGGCAAAGTCAGAATCAGACCGCCGCAAACAATTGCGAACAGCCGCGCAGGGACAAGTTGGCCAACAGCCTACTGTTGTAGATCAGAACATTGCTGGTATGGCTCAGCAACAGCTTCCAGAGAACCAAGGTATAGCGCAGATCCCTACTCCCAATATGCAAAGCATGGCTGATGGCGGTATTGCAGGATACGCAGACGACGAAGAAGGTATGGCCACCGGCGGTATGGGCGGCATGTTTAACTTTGCCCAGCAGAGCGAGCCTGTGGTGCGCATGTCTGGTGGTGGGTACATCCCCCGCTATCAAGGTAATACAACAGACGGCAGTGTTGTTAATTCAAGCGACCCGCAACTGCTTGCACTAAAAGCCAAGTACGAAAAAGAAGCGGCAGAAATGGGTGAAGGTATTAGACGAGAGTTTAGTCCTGATGTTAAGGTTTTTGCACAACAGCTTTACAAGCCTGAAAAAACAGCACAAGACGCGTATTTAGCAAAAGAACAGAAACAAATGTTAGAAGGAAACCGGTTACGTAATAAAACGCAAGATTCAGCATCAATAGCTGCACCCACTGCACCCACTGCACCCACTGCACCCACTGCACCCACTGCACCCACTGCACCTACGGCTTCCGCGGCGTACGACCCAACAGAGAATCTTAAGAAGCTCGCACAGACAAACGCTAGGTACACAACTCCTTCTGAGCCAAAAAATGCGGAAGAAGCCGCAATGCTTAATCGGTATCCGGCCACAATGCCAGCTGCTGGTAAAGCACCCCCCGCTGCCGCGCCTGCACCTCAAAGTAACTTGCCTACAGGTCTTGCGTCTATTGCGCAAGCTAAGCAAGCGGGCGAAGAGTTGTATGGCACCAAGGATTTGGAACGCAAGATTGAACAGAACCGGTTGCAGCAACGCACCGACATCACCAATGAAAAAGAAGAAAGTGCTGCAAAACTAGCCGCGTTTAACAAAGCGCAAGGCCCTGCTATGGCGGGGTACTCAAAACTGTTGGACTCGCAAGAAAAAGCAGACGTTTCTGACAAAGAAAAAGCTGGTTTGATGGCACTCTTCAAAGGTTTCTTGGGCATAGCCGCAGGCGAATCTCCAAACGCTGCTGTAAATATTGCCAAAGGTTCAATGGTTGGTTTAGAAGACTACAACAGTTCGCTAAAAGACCTTAAGAAAGCAGCTAAAGAACGTGACAAAGAGCGTGCCTATATTGAAAATGCCCAGCGTGCCGAAGGCCGTGAGGACTTTAAGTCTCAGCAGGCGTTTGAGAATAAAGCAAATGACGCCGCTCGTGCAGCGGACAATCACGCTATAGACGCTGTTACAAAAATTACAGGTTTAAAAGGCGAAGGGTCTGCAAGAGTGTATTCTGAAATGCTTCAGCAACAAGGCGCAAATGCCCGTACCAACGCACAAATTAACGCGCCTTCCGGCATTGAAAGGATTGTTGACCGCATGGCAAGGGATCCCAAGTTTGCCGAGTCTTATAAAAATTACGCATCTATTGGCCCAGAAGCTAAAGGGTTTGAAGCTGACTTGCAAGCGTACATTAAAAACCCAATGGTAATTAAAGCAACCAATCCTCCGCTTGCCGCACAGTTTGACGCAATTATTCAACAGCGTATGGGCAGCATGGTTAAACCGCAAGAAGGCGCGGGTTCACGAAGTTAGTAGTAGAATTTAAGTAGTTGCACACGGATCGGCCCGTGTGTAGCTTTAAGTTTTTTTTGCCGCACAATTAGGACAAAACATGGCTCAGAACCTCCCCTTACCTGACGGAACCTCGGTAACTATTCGGGAGGGTGAGACTCCTGCACAGACGTGGGCTCGTGCGCAACGCATGTATCCCGAGGCGTTCAGGGCTAAAGAACCCGAGAAAAAAGAAGTTACGATTGGCGGTCAAGCCAAAGAGTTTTTTAAAGGTCTAGCCCCCGGCGCTATCAATCTGGTGGAGAGCGCGGCTATTGGCGCATCAGCACTACTCCCAGAAGAAACTGAAAAAGCCGCACGCTCTGGCATTGCAAGTCTTGCAAGTTCTGCCAAGAAACCGTTTGAAGCTGCGCCGGGCTACGAAGACACGGTGGCGCGTAAGTTTGGTGAAGCTGCCGGTTCAATCATTCCGTTTGTAGGACTTGGCCCGTTAGGTGCGGTAGGCCGTGTTGGTATGGGTGCGCTTGGTGCTGGCGCAGGTGCTGGAGAAGCACGTACTCGTGCCGAAGAAGGCGGAGCCACAGAAGGACAACGCGCAGGCGCAACCGCACTGGGCTCAGTGGTTGGTATCAGCGAGATGTTTGCCCCCGCTCGTATTCTGGGACGCATATCAGAGCCTGTTAAAGATGGCGCTGTATCTTATGTCAAACGGGCATTGATGGCTGGCGGTGAAGAAGCCGCACAGGAAGCCGCGTCCCAAGCTGCGCAGAACTTAATCTCTAAAGGCATCTACAAACCTGACCAAGAAATTATTGAAGGCGTCGGCGAGTCCGCTGCTTATGGTGGCGCGGTTGGTGCGTTAGCGCAGGGCTTGTTTGACTTGGCTCTTGGTCGTCGTGCCAAAGGTGCGGGTAAACCCCAACAAGAAGAGTTTGCCAAGCTTCGTGCCGAGGAAGAGCAACGCCTTGAAGAAGAGCGTAAGCGTAAAACAACCCCTGAGTACGCACAAGAAGTTGTGCAGAAGTATGACGAGTTGGCCAAACAAAGACAAGATTTGGTGGCGCAACTTAAAAAAGTGACAAAGGACTCCCCCACTTTTGATGCGGACAAAGCGTTCAATACTCAGATTAACGCACAAATTAAAGAGTTAAACAAAAGTATTACGCCGTTGGCTGACGACTACTACAAGTCAAAGAGCATGCTTGGTCAAATAGCAGAGCAAGAGCGTGTTGCCAAACTTACACCGCAAGAGTACGCGTTCGGTCTAGAGCCAGAGACAGAAGAGCAAAAGAAAGCGCTGGAACCTGAGTTGTATGAGCAACAGATTGCTACACCGCCCAAGCCCCCAGTTCAGCTAACTCCTCGACAACAAGTTGCAGAGTACGGCAATCAACGTATTGCTTTGGCCAATGACCAGATGAATACTGCGGCCAGTTACGCGCCCAAGTACAAGTCGGAAGCTATTAAAGACTACACAGATTATTTGATGCAGGACTTTGCTTCTGCACAACAGCTTGTACAAACAAGGCCTACGCTAGAAGGTCTGCCAATGACAAAGGACAACAAGCCTTTGTTGCGCAGCGAAGAGATTTACGACTCTTTAAAAACACGCATAGCAGCAGAAGCCAAAACAGCTATGCAACAACGTTCGCAAGAACAGGCGCTTGACCAACAAAAGCTTACTACGCCAAAAGACCAGTTTGCTTTGTTGCGTGCGTCGGAAGAACAAGTTGAAGAGCAGAAGAGAACGGCTGAACCTAACTTTGATTATCTTGACCCAATGTTTGAGCAAGCTTTATCTGGTCAATCCGCAGTCAAAGTCAACGAAAACCTCCGGCCACTGCGCGAAGCGCCTACAGTGCGCAGAACAGTTGAGCAACTGCTTGAGAATGCGGAGAAAGCTGACAGCGAGTACCGCGCACTCCGTCGTCAAGGCAATAGAGATGCAGCCATGGAGTCATTCCAAAGGCTTAGCGAGGCCAATGACCAGTTAAATGCAATGGTTAAAGGCGGAGCTGCGGATGAAGACGGTCGAGCCTCTTACGCCCGTGAACTTATCAACGCTCGCCGTGCGCAACAAGAAGCCATGGCAAGAGTGGAAGATGCAACGCTTGGCGTAAAGACAGAGCAGACGCTTGGCAGAGATATGACTGGCGCAAATACAGAAGCCGGTCTGGTTAAACGTGCAGAAGACGCTCGTGCTGATTTTATTAAAGCGGCTCTACAAGAAGCGGCCATTCATCGTCGTGCCTTAAACAAACCTGCACTGACAACAGACGAAGCGCTCGTTGCCGCGTCTAAACTTCATGATACCTTTAACAACTGGATTGAGCGTTCTAAAGCCAAGCCCGTTGCTGAGATTACTGAGCGGCCAACATTTGAAACCGTGATTGTTCAACCTGCGCAAATGCGGGCAAACAAGATTGTGCGTGCGGCAGTTACTGAACGTAGATATAGCGACATAAAACCACCACCACCTGCTGGACAAGGGTTCAATGGTAGTTGGAAAAAAATAGATACGCCAAAAATAAAAGCGTTGAAAGACCAGATTACTACAGTAGTTGAAGGTTCAGCTACAGCCGATTTAGATAAGCGTTCAAACGCCGCTATCCAAGACACTATCCGGGAGCTGTCCAAGAAGATGCCCCCGTTTCTTTGGAAGTGGACTCCTACTGAATCAGCAGACACCCGCTTAAATGAAATTTCTAAACTTAGCGAAGCTGAAGTTAAACACTTCAAGTCCATCATTGAGTCTGCCAGAAACAAGCTGACAGAAGAAGCCCCAAGCAAAGTTCAGAAACTAGAAGCCAAACCGCTCAACGTTCAGTTTGCTTCAGAGGAAGCCAAGAAGACTGCTGAAGCCCGTGGCGAGACAGCCACAACGCTTGGCGGAGAATTGCGTCGCCGTACAGAGTTTGTACGCAACAAGATGTCTAAGATGAGGCGTATGCGCCCCGGTGCCCGTGATGCGCTTAATGCTGCCGTTGATATTATGGACGCAGGCAAAGCTACTCGCGAGCTATTGGACAAAGTTGAGCCTGTGGTTGACGCCATCGTTGCAGGACGCGACGTTAAACAGGTAGACATTCAAGCCATCAAGGACGCTATCCGCGCTACTGAGACTGTGCCTGAGGGTCAGAAATCGCTGTTCCCCGAGATAGAAAAAGATCTGGGCTACATCCGCGCAACACCAAAGAACTTTGCTAAGTCACCGCGCATGAAGCCTGTGTGGGAAGCGCTAGATAAAGCTCGTGCTTTGTTTAAAAAATCTGAGCAACAACGTCTTGCCAAAAAAGCAACAGTGGCCAAGCGCATGCAGTTTCTTGAAAGAGTTAAAGAACGCGGCGACAGCATCATTGCAGACACGCAGTATTTTTGGAAAGACACAAGCCGCTACTCTGATGAGGCGTTAGCAAAAGTGTTTGTGGGCATGCCAGAAGCAGGCACAACGCCAGAAGAAAAAGTTATTCTGGAAAAGTATCGCACGTTACAACCCATGTCTGCGCAAGAACAACAGACCGCTGAGCGTTTGGTAAGAGAATTTAAAACAGAACATTTGCCCAAGTACAGAAAAGAAATTGACGAGGCTATGCAAATGCTAGCCGACGGACGCCGTCTTGACGATACAGACAATCAGTTGTTGTCATTTATGCAAGACACCAATGTAAACGTCCGCGCAGCAGCAAAAGCTTTAAACGATAGATTGCAACCGCTTCGCACAGCTATCAAGCAAGTTAAAGAAGCTATGCGAAAGTCGTCAATCATAGACCCCGCGCAAAAAGCAATTCTTAATTCTGAGATAGCCATTAAGCAACAACGTTCACAGTACCAAACCGTTGTAGAAGAATCCATTAAACGTGCTCGTAAGGAGATGGATGAAGCGTTGGGCTTCTTGTTAGAACCTGTTATTGCTAAAACAAGCGACAACCTCAAGGCGGCAGAAGCAACGCTTGCCAAAGAACAGGCAGAATTGGACAAGATTAAGAAACGTTTTGATGCGGTGCTGGCGCAAAAAAATGGTGCTAACCGTACCGAGCTTGCCACATACGAGTTGTTCCGCTACGAAGAAAAGAAGAGTGCCATTGACGACCTTAAAAAACAAATTGACGCGCAAGAGACAGAACTTCAAGATTTGGTGAACGAACTTGCAACAGACTACGACGGCGGCTACGCCGTAGCGCAAGCCATGCTTGACAGCAACGTTAAGTTTGAACGTCAGTATTTAGAAATGTTGGAAGGCAGCCTTGCCAACATGCGCGGAGAGAGCGTTCTTGACAGACCCGGCTCCTACCCGTTTGCTTACCAACAAGCTAAGAAAAACGCTGACGCTCAAAGAGCTACGCTTAAAGCTGCTGAGAAACGTGCAACGGAGTTTGGCGAAGTTGCTAAGTCTGACCAACAGAAAATGGAAGAGTTCTGGAAAGCCAAGTTGGGCGGAGAAGGTATCAAGCGCGAAGAAGGCAAAGTAGACCGCATTGAGACTTCTGCTGAAAAAGAAGCAGAGCGTTTGCGCAAAGAAGCGTCGGAAGCATTAGAGCGCGAAGAAGACGCGTTTATGCGCACCGCTCGCAAAGAACAGATATTTAAAACGTACGGCGACCAGATTGCTGATTTGTTATTTGAGGCTGAAGGTATTCCCGGCCCTAATACTGAAGCTGAGCTTAAGAAGATCATCAACGATCCAAAGTCTGAGTTCCAAGATGTTATCAACGCACAGGCAAAAGTTGGTGTGTTGCAAACGATTACATCTATTGAGGCACAAGCAGACGTGCTCCTTGAGGGCAAACCAAAACGCAAACAAAGCGCCGCAACAACGCTAAGCTCCACTGGACAAGCTAAAGGCAAACCGTTGCGTGCAGGCACATTGTCTGAGAAGAGCATTGAGCGGTTGTTTAAACCTGAACCAGCTAAAACAATTGTCGATCGTTTTGACTTTGGTGCAATAGATCGCGAAGAAGCGGACATAGGACGTAGCAGTGAAGGCCGGACACAAGGCAGTTTTGACTTTAACGGGGACTTCAACTTCTCACGCGGCAAGCCAGCCAACAGCACAACCGCCAAGGCTTTGAAGGAAGAGCTTGATGAAGCCATGGGCACCGACGTGACCGCACGCGGCAACGTAAAAATCTATAGCAGCGTTGCTGCTTTTGTAAAAGACAACCCAAAGTACGCAGACAAGATTCCTTCAGACGCCAAAGGCTTTGCTGAAAACGAACGCGCAGTATTGTTTGCAGACAATATTGGTAAAGGCCAAGGCCTTGGCGTGTTGCTACACGAGATTGGTGTGCACGTTGGCTTCCGCAACTTCTTTAACGAAGCGCAGTTCAAACGCTTAGCCGACACAGTCAAAGGTTGGGCTAAACGCACAGACGGTTCTATTGAAGCGCAGATTGGCCGCAAGGCTATGCAACGCGTTGAGGCAGCGCAGACTCCTGCAAAACAAGTTAACGACGAACTGTTGGCTTACGCGGTTGAAGAAGCGGTACAGGCTGGAGTGTTGGAGACTAAGAAAGGTTCTGCTTACGGCTGGTTAAGCTCAATCATTGACGCTTTTAAGAAAGCGCTGAACAAGTTTGGCATTCCGACTAGCCAGTTTACCGCCGGTGATTTGGTTAACTTTGCTCATGGTTGCGCCCAGCTTGAACTTCGTGGCACATGGCACGGTACACATGCCGGATTTGACATGTTTGACTTTGCTTTTATGGGTACCGGAGAAGGGGCGCAGGCTTTTAGTTGGGGCACTTACCGCGCTCAGAAAAAAGGTATTGCTGCAAGCTACAAAGATGTTGGAAAACAAAGGCGAATAGAAGAGTGGAACAAGCTTCCTGAAATTATTAAATGGAAAAAGTCGTCGGAGCCAACGTATGAGGGGTATACAGTCGACAATTTTATAGAGTTTGCGCAATCTTCTAAAAATAAAAACAAAGAGTTGGCAGGTATTCCGCACAAATACGCGTTGGACTTTTCTATGGTGATGTCGTTTACAGACATTAGTAGTGATGATAACTTCTTTTTTGACCCTTACAACGATTCCCCTGCGCAACGTTGGAGTAATGCGCTAGCTCGGTTTGACAATGGTTTGGATGAGGGATTGCTTCCCTTGGAGGACAACGTTAAACAATTCCTTTTAAAAGTGGACTTGGGCAAATTTCAAACGCCATATAAAGATCCAACATTCCATGGGTACGACTGGGACAACCTCAGAATGTCGTTTAGAGCAGACGAGAAAAACCAAACCCCAACAAATATGGCGGCTGAAGAAGTGTTGTGGGCGTTGCGACAAAATACGGCTACCGACACTTTTGAAAAAAAGCTTGATGATGCAATAACCGCTGTAAAAAAAGAAGCAGAGGAAACTGTTCAATCTTTTAAAAAAATTGCACCCGAGTCTGATTACTACAAAAATGCCAAAGCTGTTTTGGAAGGTTTAGAAATAATAGGCAAAAGCGACTTTGTATTTAATCCTAGAAAACCACCGCCTATACCTGAACCAACAACGGGCGGTGTGTTGATGCGGACAATACACACGCGTCCAGAAGACACATATTTGCTGTGGGACTCCCCACTTAATAAGCAGCCTGCTCCTGTAAACGAGGCGCTTAAAAATATCCTTCGTGATATGCGTCCAGACGCTAGACGACAGTTTGATCGCATAGTAAATGCTATAGGTGAAAATACGGGTGCTTCTTTCTACGAAGCGCTTAAGCTAATTTCGCAGAGCAAACGCCTTGCGTCTGAAATTCTTGCGTCTTATGGTATTTCAGGCAACAAGTTTTTAGACCACAGTTCTAGATATAAACCTGTTACTTCAAGGTCTACATACAACTTTGTTGATTACGTTGACAAAGAAGAAGGCGCAGAAATTGTTGCAATAGACCTTGAGCCCATTGGTAAAGCCAAAGGTATCCTGTTGTCACGCAAGCCACAGTTTGCAGACCCTGAGTTTGAAAGAGTAAGCTCAACTGTTACCAGAACAGTGGCGCAGGACAAGACTTGGTGGGACAGCATCAAGGTCAACTTAACAGGCCTTGCGTTCGAGACACAGCTTGTTGACCGCTTTGCAGGCTTTGAGCGTTTGGCTAAGTACATGGAGCCGCTCAAAGGCACGCAGATGTTGTACTACCTCCGTTCGTACGACCAACGCATGAACATTGTGTCTAAGGCCGTGTCTGATGGAGCGCCCTCAATTCGTGAAATAAAGCGTGATGATGGCCGTGTTGAGCGTCTTGTTGAGACAACAGGCGGTGCCAGTATTGCCGGTGTTGTAAACAAACTAAAGGAAGCCAACCAGTACATTGGTAACGGCGAGGCTGTCAACCAAGTGTTTACAACTTACATGGCGGCTATTCGTGCCAAGAACAAAGGCATTGAGACGCTTAACTTTGGTAAGGACAAAAACGGCAAGCCTGTGTTGACACAGGAAATGCTTGATGAAGTTACTGCTTTAGTTAACAAGAACAAAGCGCTTAAAGACATCTTTGAGGAAGCCCGTACAGAGTACAACAAGTACAATCGCGACCTTTTGGACTTTGTAGCCAGCACTGGCGCTTTGTCTAAAGCACTCGTCAAGAAGCTCGTAGCAGAGGACGATTACATCCCGTTCTATCGTGAGCGCAAAGGTGTCGTCGAGTTGGTGATTGGCAACGAGAGCCCCATCCGCATCGGCAGTATTGCAGATCAACCTTACCTAGACAAGTTGGTGGGAGGTGACACAGCCATCATTGACTTTATGAATAGCTCGGTGCAGAACACCAACATGTTGGTGGACATGGGCATGCGCAACCTTGCAACCAAGAACGCAGTCATGGAACTGGTCGACCTAAAAGCTGCTACGTTGGTTAAAAAAGCTGAGGGCACAGACGTTGTCAAATTTAAAGTAGACGGAGATGACCGTTACGCAATCATTGCTACAGAGAAGGTAATGATAGGCAACAAGGAGTTTGAGACAGGCGTGCCTGCGGACATCTTGGTCAAGGGCATGGAGGGTATCCCCACGCAGATGCCGTTCCTGTTCCGTGTCATGGCTATGCCTGCGCAACTCTTACGTAAAGCTATTACGCTAAGCCCTTTGTACATGGCTAAGCAGTTGTTCCGTGACTCGTTGGCGGCTCCTATCCTGTCAGGCGCGGACTTCATGCCTGTGCTTGGCGCTTTGAAAGAGATCAACGGTGCGGCTAAAGAGAAGCTAGAGAAGCGCGGCATTGTGGGCGGGCAGTACTTCCGTGGCACAAGTGAAGATTTGTCAATGATTCTGCGCGAGATTACAGACGGTCAGCCCGGATGGATGAAAGCTCTGGGAAGGTTTGAAGCAATGGGTATGGAGGCGGACGCTCTTACACGTCGTGCCCAGTACAACAGCTACATTGAACAAGGCTTGTCAGAGATGGAAGCTACGCTCATGGCGCTTGAGTCCATGAACTTTAACAAACGCGGAGCTTCTCCAAGTGTGCACGTAGCCAACGCATTGATACCTTTCTTCAACGCACAGATCCAAGGTCTGAACGTGATGTACAAGGCAATGTCCGGCAATATGCCTTTCAACGACCAACTGCGCATCCGTGAAAAAATGTTGACGCGTGGTGGCATGATGGCGGCGGCTACGTTTGCCTACGCCGTGATGATGGAGGACGACGAAGCCTATAAGAACGCTACGCCAGACCAGAAGTACGGCAACTGGTTCATACGTCTGCCCGGCTTGGATGAGCCTATCAAAATCCCTGTGCCGTTTGAAATTGGTTACATCTTCAAAGCTATCCCTGAGGCGCTGTACAACAGCATGACCACAGAACATGGCGGAGAAGAAGCAGTCAAGGCGTTCAAACAGATCTTGTTGCAGACAATTCCCGGCGGCTCATCGTATGGCATACCGCAAGCGGCCAAGCCTTTGATCGAAGTAGGTCTTGGCAAGTCGTTCTACACAGGCCGCGACCTTTTGTCAGAACGCGAAAAGCAGTTGTTGCCTGAAGAGCAGTACCGCGTCAACACAACCGATGCCGCCAAGTTTGTCGGTAGTACCTTGGGCGTGTCGCCAATTAAGATTGAGGCGCTTGTCAACGGCTATACAGGAACGATGGGTCTAGCTTTCTTGCAGGCTATCAGCCTTGGCGTACCAGTTAAAGAGACCCCAGAGAGGGCGGTCAGGCGTTTGTCTGAGTACCCAATTATCGGCGGTGCGTTCCAACCTAACGACGCAGGCGGCATCATCAACTCTGTGTACGAGCGTATGAACGATGTTCTGCAAGTTAAGAACACGGTTAATAAATTGGTGGAAGAGGGCAAGGTGCAAGAAGCTGAAGCCTTGATTACCAAGCGCGGCACAGAATATATGCAGTCTGAACTGGCCAACACGTTTAAGACAAACATGAACATGTTGACCAAAGCCGAGCGTGCTATTGCCGCATCTGATATGACTGGCGAAGCCAAGCGTAAGCAACTTGACGAGATTAGGAAGATGAAGATTGCGATTGCAAATACGACGCGGGAAATTTCCGATAAAACCATACGCCTAATTGGTGGTTCTTGATACCTACGACAGCACGCGCTTGGATGCGGTGAGGGAGAGCGGCACGTAAGCCCAACTCCCTCACCCTTTCCACGTCTAGCCCCGGTACGAAAAAGCCCTCACCCGGCTTTAGCTTCGCCCACGGATAAATTATTACCATCAAAGACTTCGTCCCTAAAAGTTATGTGCATGGTGTTCACACGCATGGCAGGGCCGTTGGTACGGGACAGCATATCTTTCTTGACGTACTTGCAGGTAAACAACTCCTCCATCTGCGCCTTGAACTCGTCGTAGCCAAAGCTCATGCTCACGCAATGCTTTTTGAGTAACTGCTCTTCAATGTAGAACTCTCTGTAACCCGGTGTCAAAAGCCCGTGCTCCACTCTGCCGAGCACCTTGCTCTTGGTGGTCGAGCGGTCAACTATGTCGCCGTTATCGCCCCACGCTGCCAAGATTTTGCCCTCGACTTTCTTCAGAACAATAAAGCTTCCGTAGTTGTCACCGATGTAGGCGTTGAGCACATCTTCAGCAGAACGCACACTGGTCTTAATGACGCCACGAGCTTTCTCCACAAGTCCTTTTAGAGCGTTGATGACCTTGTTGATCTCCACGTCTAGGATGCCAGAGTATTCCTTACGCAAAAGAATCGCCGCCGCTACAGTTGTAGTACACCCTGTGTGCCAATAACGCTCATCGTCGTTAAAATTAAAAACTTTCTTCAGATGCACATGTACCTTGCGAACAATTTCCTCGGCAGTCTTCTGATTGACAGCTAACCACCGCACCCAAGCCTCACCCGCTATGCCGTAGTTGCGTTTAATATCGAGCAAAGTCTTGCGCTCTTCAGTTGTAAACTTAAGCTTTACATGGGGCGTCCACTCAAGCATACGCAGAAGCTCGCCGTTGGAACTGTGAGCCCTAGCCCCCGCCATGTAGTCGGTTAGCTTCGTGTTGGACGTCATCGTGCAGGTAGCTGTCCACGTACTGTTATTGATACGTTCCTTGTTGGAGCCGGACTCCATACGCTCCTTGCCCTGACCCTCTGCGTAGTCAAAAATAAAGGCGGGTGCCCACTCCATGTCCTTGCGTTGGGTGTTGGTGATCTCGTCGATCAGAAGCGGCATGCTGTTAAGCAAACCCGCCCGTTGTTGCATTGCAACAGGAGAAGTACTCTTGCCTGTGCGGTAGCGCAGAGGGTGACCCCATACGCCTGCTTTGGCGCTAAGTACTAGGGATTTACCCGTACCTGACCATTGTGAACCGATGTGCCAGACAAATCCTTCGTACTCAGTAAAGCGCATAAGCGGTGATCCAAAGGAATCCAGAGCTACAGCCAAGGCTGTCTCCATACCCTCTTTCTCTACAAAAATTGTCTTCCACAGATTCCGCCACGTATCAAGGTCGCCCTTGCCGTTGGTGTTACGGTTAATGTTTTCGAGCCCCGGCATTGGAATTCGAGTCTCGCGACCATCTCTACTGAACACGCGGTTGTTGTATACAAACGACTGATCTGCCTGCCACCCACACTGGAACGGCACCTCGACTGGCTTGCGGTTCTGAGAAGCCTCGCCCACACATGAACGCACATACTCAAACAGCGTCTTGTCGTGACCCGCAAAGGTTGACACGATGTTCTGACTGGCTAACCACTTGAGTGTCTCGTCCTTGCTGACAATAGATTTCTGTGGGAAGTTAAGCGTCTGCACGCCTTCGGGACGCACAGCGGCCATGTGAACCAAGTGGTCGTTCTCCATCTTCAAGAGGTCAACCACAAACAAGTCGTAAGGAATCAACTGAATGTTTTTCTTTATCTTCTTGCCCTCTTCATCTTCCTCAGTGCGTGTGCAGTACACGCCGCCATGCTCGCCATAGCTGTAACCACGAGGGGGCACAGGCCGCACAATGCTAGGTGCTAAGGGTAAACCCGTATCTTCTGGCTCGTAGGATTCCTCAGAGTCAAGCTCAGCTTCGTCAAAGTCTTCCTCGGCAGGCGCTGTCAGCATGATTTCTTTGGCGGTGTTGTCCACCTTGATCTCACGCCCCAGTATCAGTGGGTTGGTGATCTTGCCCCAGTGCTTACACTTATTACAGATGCCGGGGTTCTCGCTGTCCATTTTCATGCACGCGTATGGCCCTTTGATCTCGTTAAGCTTCTGGTGCATCCGCTCGTGTGGGTACGGGTGCATGTCCGACAACCAGATGGCCTTCTCTGCGCCATCCTCGCAAACCTTTGCCCAAGACAGAATCCCACGCCAAACAGGTTCCTTGCCATCCTCCGTAGCTGTGGCAATGTAGTCCTGAATCTGACCGCACTGGTTCTCAAAGTTCCCAAACAAAGTGTAGCTATCTTGCAACAGCTTAACCTGACTGCGTGTTGGCGCAGTGGGACGTTGGCCGGGCAGGTCTATCTTAGGTGTAGGAGGTATAGACACTTCCTCCAACTTTTCGTAAACAAGCGGGGAGAATGTCGAGAAGTCAAAAATGTCGCCCTCCTGCACTATGCGCACAGGGCGCGGCGTCGCATACTTCTTCTTGTTGTTGGCAGTTCCGGGCACACGCAAGATACGCGCAGTGTCCGCTGTCACCGACATGTCGATGTTAAAGCCTTCCTGTTTGCACAGACGCTTTAGATTCTCAGCAACAGGTTTCCATATAGTCGCAGGGATCTCGTCCTTCAACGGCCAGTAGCAATGCAAGCCTCCGCCTGAGTCAACCACCCATGGCGTACCAAGCGCGTCAAGTCCAGAATCTTGTAGAAACTGAACCAGTGCATCAGCCGCCGCTTTCTTGGATGCGTAACCATCCAAGTCCACAAAGAACGACTTAAGATACTGCGCTTCACTGGCGTTGCGCTTAGTGTCAAAGGTAGCTAGCCCATAGAAGACGTCATAGTTGTTGGCGTGCCACTGCTCGATTGTCGGGATGAGGTCTTCAATCTTGTCCGCATATACATGCTCTTTTTCTTTTGTGAGTTCTACCGCGCAATACAGGCCAAAACCTTCGGACGGCAAAACCACCGCTAAAAACTCAGCGGATGTCATGTGTATCCTTTGGTTACTTTAATTCGGGGTCGTTCGCGTGATCTACGCCTGCGGCAAAACCTTCTTCAAAGCCACGCTTGTATCCGTGTTCTAAGCCGTTGCCACTGCCGTCAGCAAAGCCTTCATCGTATCTGTCCTGATACCAATCAAGTGTCTTGGCAAAGCGTTCGCATAGAACCTCCACCCATTCTTTTGGAAGCATCTCATGCCCCATCAGGTACACCTGACGCAGTATCTCTTCATCGTTTAAGTTTTTAGGTTGAATGCTTTGCATGTTCGTCTCCAAGCTTCGTCGCCCGTACTGGACGCTTGTAAAATTTTAAGAATAGCTTCGACCGAGGGTCGGTAAGCCACGAATACTTCTCCACCATTGAACCAGTTGTAAACAGATTGCCGAGAGGCTCCTGTCACTTTGGCTATCTTAATGGCAGAGAAGTCATGATGCACAGCCCAACGCCCGAGTTGGTTACCCAACGTCTTAGGCGCTTTCTTGACTGCGTTAATTACTTGTTGTGAGTAGGCCATTTTGTAGGTGGGGGCCGAAGCCCCTTGTTCCTTTATTCGGCTTCGTCCCAGTCGTCCACCATGGCAGACAAGTCAGCCTTGGCCTTGGGCACAGCGTTGGGCTTCTTCTCATCCTTACGAACTACGGGTTCCTCGTCATCCTCTGCGGGCAGGGGCGCGGGCTTGGCTTTGGCCTTAGCCTTGGGTGCGGGCGCTTCCTCTTCCTCAACCACAGGGGCGGGGCGCTTGCCTTCAATCTTCAAAGGCGCGGGAACAGAAACGCTTTCAGACTTAGAGAAAGACATTGTGACAGCCTTAACAGCTATGTCTGTCTTACCTTGTTGCTGAATAGTTGGGAACTCGTCGTCAGTCAACCAACGCATAGCCTTGAAGAACAGCTTGGGCGCTTCAGACTTGGTATCAAACTTCATACGCGTGATGACCTCAGACGGGTCAATGTTCTGTGCGCCCAAGTGACGAGCATACGCCTGTAGTGCGCGGTTCTCGCCTTCTTCTTTACCGAAGATAGACTTAGCAGGCACAGTCATTTGCAAGACAGAACCGCTCATGTCATTAGCCAACACCACAGCAATCTGTTGTTGGAAGCGGCAAGCGCGGCTGTTGTTCTGACCAGAACCCGCAATGTTTTGTTCGCACCCATCGCACTTAGTGTGTTGTGGGTTACGTGCATCGGGGCTAGGCACCTTGCCGCTTTGTGACCAGCAGTCGGGAGCGCTGGCTTCACCATCGTAAGACTTGGCATAAAACACGCGTGAAACATCAGGCGCGGCATTGACAATCACTACGTCGAGGTAACGCTCTTCAATAGCGGCGATCTCTTTGCCACCTTCGTTGAGACGGAATACACCACCTTTGATGGAGATGCGCTTTGTACCGCCACCGACTACACCACCGGCTAAGGCTTTGGCAATAGGTGACAACGATGTGCGGTTCTTTGCGAACGCGGGGGCTTGGGATGGGTTGAATAGAGCTACATTGCTCATAATTTTCTCCTGATTACTTAGTTGGTTTACGAACTGAAATGGCGTACTCTGTTGTAGAGTTAAGCCCTGCGGGAACTAGACGTGGGTTCTCGGACAAAAAGGTTGCCATGTTGGTCTGCGCAATACGCTTCTCCAACAAATCCAACGCATCGTGTTCCTTGATGAACTCTTTAAAAGAGTCCCAGTCTTGTGTGTTGTAGCGTGTCTTGGTAGACAGCACTACGGTGCCTTGGTCTGTGCGTACACTGGATACACCGAGCTTGAGCATCTGATCTTTAAGCGCGATCTTCACCGCTTCTTGCTGATGTTTAATGTCTTCAACCTCGTTCTCATACTGAGTTGTCAACTCTTGTATGCGTGTCTGCATCCTGCGATACACCTTGGCCAACTTGTCCATTGGGACAATGACCTCTGTCGATACTTCCTGAGGAGTAGGTTCCTCATCATCTATGCTTAACATTTGCTTCTCCTGTTTTATGTCTAAGGTTTAACATCATACACGGCATTTATTCTTGTGCAACTCCTTTCTTAAATATTTTTTACTTCACTGTCGAACATGCTGACAAGCATTGCGTGATCTGAAACTTTTGTATTCATTGCTTTAAAAAGCTTCTTCTCTATCGGGCTTGATTCAATGTGTACCACAGTGACTTTGTCAGAGTCCTGACCCTTGCGGTCAGCGCGGGCTATACATTGTGTATACATTTCTACTGACATAAGGGGGCCGAAGAAAACAACGGTGTCAGCGGCAGTTAGGGTAATCCCGTGGGCTGTTGCTTGTGGTTGCAAAACCAACACGCGTATGTTATCTGTAGTCTGAAAGTCGTTAATGATTTGTCCGCGTTTTGTAGCAGACACGTCGCCATGAATTTGGTCAACGGCATAGCCGTGATTAGTAAGATACTTAACAATGGTGCTGATGCTTGAGCGGAACAGAGCAAAGATGATTACCTTGCGGCTTGTCTCTTCTAGCACTTCTTCCAAAACATTTAAGCGCGGTGCGGCATCAAACTCCACAACTTCTTTTTCATCGGTGTATGCGGCACCACAACTTATCTGTAGCAGTTTGTTTACAGCAACGCCTGCATTGACTGCGCTGATTGTTTCTCCGGCAGCTTGGAAAAGCATCTGCTCTTTGAGTAGCTTGTAGTACTTAGCTTGCTGTGGTGTCATTGGTACTTCGCGTGTGACTGTGATGACTGGTGGTAAGTCAAGGCACTGGTCTTTGGTAAAACGTATTGCGGGTTGTAGCGCCTCGTATACAAGTTCTTTAGCGTTGGGCTTTGGAGCCCACTTGAACACAGTCAGCTTGTTCATTACTTTGTCGCGCCACGATGTTTGAAACTTAGGAACACCGCTAGGGTTAACCAACTTTGCTAGTCCGTATGCGTCCACTGGAGACTGCGATGCGGGTGTGCCCGTCATCATCCACAGATACGTCTCAGGCTTGATGATTGATGCAAGTGTTTTCCATCTGCGTGTTGATGGGTTTTTATATGCGTTAGCTTCGTCAACAATCACCAAGTCAAACCTACCATCGGCATTGACTTCAGAAGCGATTAAGTTCAGGCCGTCATAGTTGGCAATCACAATCTCGTAGTCCTGCTGAATCATTTCAATACGCCGACTAGCTTGAGCATGGTGCGCGACAACGACACTTCTATGTATTACGCTTCGGTTGATGTCGCCTACCCATGCGCTGTGCATGATAGACAGAGGGCACAGAACCAACACACGCCTTACTTCACCACGCTTCATCAAGAAGTCAGCCGCCCATAGCGCAGACAAAGTCTTGCCAGTTCCGGGGTCGTTAAAGCAGAACGCTCTGCGGTGTAGTGTGAGGAAAGCAGACGTCTCTATTTGGTGAGCCATTGGTATAAACTTTCCCGGCCAGTCGTAGCGCCTAGTGATAGGCGACGGCACATCTTTCACACCAAGATTGCGTAGCACGCGTGCTTCATCAAGCCCCCAGTACACAGCAACTTCATAGATGCCATTCTCTTCAGACAGCACCTTATGCTTTGGAATGATTGCATACTTACTTGGGTTGCGTGTGCGCAATACGAGCGCTTTGTCGTCAACTATTTGCATCTTCTTCTTCCAATACGTAATGGAACTCTCTAGCTTTTTTAGATGTGGCAGTAGTAGTGTTTACAGACCTTGCTTGCTGTCTTCGGCACACTTCTAAGCCAATCATGCCCAGTTCAGTTTTTTGTCTTATTAAAGACTCAAGCTCGTCGCACAAAACTTTATTGTCGCCAAACCCTATTAACCATAAGTTGCGCAGTGTCTGCGTGTCCGCATTTTCAAAGCCTGTTGTTTCCGTTACCATTACGCGTCCTCCTTCAGCCTAGCCCAAGGCGAGTTGTCTGAGTGATGATTTAGTTCTTCCATCTTTTTGTTTGTGTGTAAACGTGCGGATGCGTCAGACCAAAAGTCTTCTTCTATCTCCGACACATCTACCCATGTATCTCCATAACGTGCACGCCACAAGTTGACTAACTCTGATAAAGGTATCGAGTACACAGGGTCATTGTTAGGATTGAACTCCGTCATGGTTACGTGTTGTTGCCCCATAGCCTGTGCTTGCCCCATAGCCTGTGCGTACACTTGAGCGCTTATTCCTAATTTTTTAGCAAGCGCGGCCTCAGTTGCGGTAAGCGTTACCGTATTCTTTACTTTTCCCATTTGCTTCTCCTTTATTTATTTTGGATTACGACACACATACTTAGAGCGATCTGTTAAGAAGTGAATCTCAAGTTCACCTTCTCTTCTCATTCTGTCGTACGCGTCTTTGTAAAACTGGTCTTCTATTACTTCCACCAGATCAACCCAGTCATGTCCCCAACGCGCTACCCAGAGATCGATAAGTCTTGCAGTCGGTATGTCACTTAATAGAGTGGTCTGACTTTCTTGCATACGAACGGTTTGCGCTCGCGTCTTTGACGCGGAGATTCGAACGTACGGTTTTTCCTCCTTTTGAAAGCGCTCTTTTGTGGTCGACATCTTTTCCATCTCCTTTATGTACTAGTCCTTCCTTCTCCATGATTGCTCGTGCTTTGTTTCGTGCGGCACGTTTTTTCTTGACCATCGGTGTGCCGTCATATTGCTCATATTCTTTTGCGTATGGGCGTGGTTTGTTTACGTAAGGCATGTGTTTCCTTTCAGTGTTTCTTGTTGAACTCGCAAGTCTTTACTGGGCACCAACCGCACAGTGGCGTTTGGTTTGGGTTCCACACGTTGTTGGCGTAGCTGGCTTCAAGCCGCGCTGTACGCTCACGATAGTCCCACCAGTGTTTGTCGGCGTCATCTCGTGCCATTGACATCTTGACCATATCATTTTTCACAATGAACAGCAATGCTGAGTTGACCTTGCGGATGTGTGGAAAGTGGGCAAACACCATGAGCGACATGAGAACTAACTGATCTCTATCGGGATACTTGTTGTTGCCAGTTTTCCAGTCACCCACCCACGCCGTAAGGTTGTCGTCATTAACAACAAGGATGTCAGCAATGCCGCGCACCCATACGTCTTTGTCTTTCCAACCAGTAGGCTTGAGGTCGACAGTCAGCGCCATCTCATACTCTGCAAGCTTGCGTCCGTTCTTCTTCAGCATGGCGTCCACTACAGGCTTGAACTGCTCGTACTCAGGAGGGATTGGTTTATCCTCTGCGATGTAGTCCTCAATAGCCTTGTGTACCTGATTGCCGTAACGTGTTGCCTCAGTCTCAGTGAACGGGTAGTTCTTCAAGACCTTGATTTCATGATAGCGGCGTTGGCACCCCTCAAAATCTTTGAGGGCTGAGTGTGACCATGCGGGTTGTTTCATAGTTTGGCTGAGTTGATTGCACTTGATAGGCGGTTGGCGAAAGCACTGACAAACTTCTCGTCACTACATAGCTCGTGCTTCATGTCGTGTAGTACAGCGTGAGTCATCTCATGCCAGAACGAGTCGGCCAGTTCTTCTTTATCTAACTTGTTGCCGTAAGCATCTCTCTTGGCAAGCCAGATGATGCCGTGTGTGTAGTCGATTGTGCCTAGCGTGTCTTGTCGTTTGGCTTTGTCGACCATGATTGTGGCGTACTCAATACTGCCCACTCTGATGCGTTTTGGTATCTGCATTGCTTCTCCTAGCTTTTTGCTAATCCATATCTCCGGTGAGCGCCACCGTCAGCGTCCAATGGAATACCCTTCATGTAGGGCGGCTCCATAGTCATTTGCGCTAAGACCCATGTCTTAGCGTCAACCACTTCATCGTCAGGTACAACAGCAATCAACTCATCATGCACTGTGCCTGCGATCGGGTATTTCTTTGCTACCCTCAACATACCATCCGTCATAACAATACGTGCTAATGCCTGCGTAATGTTGTTCGTTATCTTTCCTGCATACAACTTGGTAGCGTGTGGCCCATAGACTGCTTGGCTCCTACCTTTGTCGTCCGTCTCATAGCGAAGATCAGGGTACAACAACTTCATCCCATTTGGTAATTCTATCTCACCTTTGCGGAACGTGATGCATTTATACACCAGTTCTTCGCCCTTTACAAGCGCCCTGTGTAAAGCTGTTTCACAGAGACTCCAGAACGCTACAACAGGGTACGCAGTCCTCCTGTATGTATCTATGATTGCCTTGGACGCAAGTACGTGGTTCAGCAAGTCTTCTGTAGAACACGTGTGTGGTATGTCGAACAGCTTGTCATCAATGTCAGTTATCTTTACGAACGATTGCGCATACTCCGAATCGACGCCTAATCGCTTTGCGAAGTCCCGCGAATACCGCACAGGCGGCGCACCTAGAAAGCCTACCAACAACTGCGACGCAAAGGACGCCCACCCGAGCCCGTAACCACACCCAAGCAACGCGCTCTTTGCAGACTGCCGTAAATCGGGGTGAGAGTCCTTAGTGAGTCCGGGTATGTTAAACATCTGCGCACCGAACGCGGCATAAGGGTCACCACCTGACCTGAAGATGTTGAGCATGTCTTCGTAATCTGAAAGCCACGCGAGTACTCGCGGTTCAATCTGCGAAAGATCCCCCACAACGAGTTGGTGTCCTTCCGGAGCCATAATTGCTTTGCGTAGGAATGAGCCTCGCTTGAGGTTTTGCATGTTGATTGCCGAGCCTTTGGCCGCTGTCCACCGCCCTGTCTGCGCCCCGTAGTACGAGAGCGGAACTGGAAGCGTGCCGCGTTTGCCGATGTCAAGGAATCTTTGAGCACGCGTTCTCTCAGTGGTTGATTTAACTTTAAGACGCGCTTGACAAAGTAGGGCAACGTCTTCACGTTCACTATTAAGTAGCGTTTGAAATAGGGCATCGTTCTTGGCAAGAGCGAGCGTGGTCTTCCCCGTTGTCTTGCTTGTCTTTGTGGGCGGAACCACACCGAGTTTTGTAAGTAGTTCAGCAAACTTTGGGTTCGATGCCAACTCAGCATCTTCCACGCCGAGCCTCTGTAATAGTTGTTCACGAGCGGTTTCCTCCTCGGCTAATGCCTTTGCTAACATTGGTTGATCTAACTGCAACAGCGGACGCGTATACATCTTGAGCGTCATGTCGATGAGCCTTAACTCTTTGGATGGGTAAGCAACAACAAGTCTCTTGAATATTTCCTCGCACAGATACACATCATGTTTGCAGTAGTTCGCAAGTTCTTCCTCAACAACAGGGGTAAGTTCGGACAATCCGTTTGTCGAGTAAACAGCGTTACCCTTTGGGGCAAGTCCAAAGTCGTTGGAAAGCTTGGCAAGACTGTTACCAACTTCCACGCCACGTAAAGCTCGCGCCATCGATAACGTGTCGAAGATGAAACATGGTCGGGCGTTGTACTTCCACTCCATAATTGATACATCGAACTGTGCGTTGTGGGCAAGCACTGCGGTTCGTCCCCAGTCAACCCCATCAAGGTACTGACGTAGCTCTGCGTCTCCAAACCATCTAATTGGTTCATCGCTTCCGTATACATGGACGCAAGCTCCGAACGCTCTAAATTTATCATGGCGTATGTACTCCTCGGTTGTCATCTTAGAGAGCGTGTACTCTTTGCTGTCCCAGTACGTCTCAAAGTCGATGGTTATTATTCTGTCGTATGGTTTGCTCAATTAAAGTTCTCCTTGGGTGGTGCGCCGAGGACGTTTAAAAAGCCGAAAAAATCGTTTGCCGCCAACATAAGTTGCGACGCCTCCATCTCATCACAGTTTAGGGTGACGACTCCTGCAACCGCGTCTTCAGCGCGGCCAACAATGACAACAGCTTGCGCCTTGCCTTCTCCATAACACATCACCAACTTGTGTATCAACAACTTGAAATGCGCTTGCTCTTCATCCGACATCTTCATAACTCGATGCTCTAGCTCTTCCTGTGACATCATGATTTTTTCTTCTCATGCATTTCGTAGAGCGTGGTGATGTACGCGATTAACTTATCGCGGGGGTAGCCCGTCTTGTATGCAAGCGTACACAGGTAGCTTAAAAGTGCAGAGATGCCTATGTTCACCTCTTTATCACCCATCAGTTCCATCAATTCGTCTACTGCGGCTTCCACTTTCTGCTGTTGAGCCCGACGTTCGCGTGTTTCTTCTATGTCTTTGGTCATGATAAGACCTCCTTTAAAGTTTGTATGTTGTCCTCGTTGATGACAACGGCTATCCCTCCTGCGCCACGTATGCGGCTTAGATGGGCTTCTTGTAACGCGGTGGTTTTACCCTTACCCGCTTTCGCTTCGATGCCAACGAACTTGCCGTTAGCACATACAAGGAAGTCAGGCACCCCTGAGTTCCCGTATCCTGTCCCGATGGGCATGGCATAGTACACGCCCAACTCATCTAGTATTTTACGTATTTGCTTCTTGACTTTTACTTCTGGCGTTGACATGTCAACCTCCTGTTAATTAGGTGAGGGGGTGAAGTAGATTACGCGCCCCCTCGTATCGCGTTGTGGAATAGCAACAAGAGGTCATTCTTTAAAGGACTGACGCCCCTTGTTGCTGACAAAGTGTGGTCGCATCTACTAGGCTTGCACAAATCGCCTTATCTAAACACGTCAGTCCTTGGATTCTTTTACGCTTCTTCTGCCAGTGTAGTTTGGTTTTGGGCAGTTCTCAGGCACGTCAACGACTACCCAAATTGCGGCTAGTGTATTGCGGTGAGTTGACTTCTCCCACCGATCGACGTATACGCCAAACACACTCTCCAATGATTTGTTGACAGAACGAACGTCTATGCCAGTTAGCTTAGAAATATCGCTTGACTTCAAACCATCGGGGTGTTGTTTGAGTAACGCACGAATAGTATTGTGGTTACTCTTCACGTTACGCTTCTCGCGCTCTCAGCATAGCGTCTGCCATTCTGTACGCTATCTCTGCAAACTGGTCGTGTGAATTTATCACTGTCGTTAGCTCGTTGTTACTGAGCATACCTTGCATAGCTCGCACCGCAAAGTAGTCGCGCATGCTGATGCCGAAATTGCCGTCGTCCGGAAACGCTTGTTGTCTTAGATCTTCTCTCATATTAACCTCCAAACATTTTCTTCAAGTAATCATACAACTCGCGTGCTTGTATTACGTTCATGTGTTTAACAACTTCTTCTGGAGGCTTACCAAACACGATCGTATTCACCACGCGCTTGCTTGTAGCTTCGGGATGTAGCGCGGCAATGCCATCGTTCTGTGGCTCACGCGCCTTAGGCGCAGGCTTCGCCTTGACCGCATCTTTCTTTGTGTACTTAGCGCTCGCCTTCATAGGTACGTATTCGTCCACAGTCACGCGATAGCCATGGTTGTTATCCCGAGTAGCCAGACCAGCGCGGACAAATTGCGCCATGAGAGCCGTAACTGATGATTCTTTGAAGCCATTCTTGACAAGATCTTTGCTTGCGGCGGCGGCGGTCGTGCCCGGGTGTGACTTTATATAATCAAAGGTGACTCGGGTTACGTTGTTCTGAATTGCAAATGGGGTTTTAGACATAAGTTTCTCCTTGAGTTGTTGTCCTGTGGGGGTGGGTTCCCACGCATCGATTGCGGTTTGAAGTGCAGACTGAATATCAGGCATGACCGTTTCCTTTCTGTGTAATAGGTTGTTGAGAATCTCTTTAGCTTCCAACGCACCCTCACTCAAGGGGCGCGTGTTCTTATGTAGATCAGGCAGAGGTGCGCCATACAGACGACTCTCTACCTCTGCCTGCGTCAGATATTTCTTTGGTGTAGCGGATCTGCGAAATCTCATTACGACTCCAAGCGTTGTACCTGACGTGCAACCAACCACTTGTCACCAAGCCTACGGATAGAGCGTACCCATTGGCGTTGATAACTGCGGATGGTTTCGGGGGGCGCATCGTATGTAGCAAATATGCGACGAACGTGTGTTAAGTATTTAGTTTTCATGGTTACCTTTCAGAAGTTGAACTTGTCGAGGATGGCATCGACGTTTCTCTTGACGTCTTGACGGATAGCCTCGTTCTTACGTAAGTCTGTTGGTGTAACCCCCACGAGTAGTTGTTCCAACTGACTGCGTGCAGTCTCAAGAGCCAAGTCATTGGTTACGTTCAATGCCTTAGTGAGATCACACAACTCTAACGCACCATCGACAAGCGTGTCGTGAAAGCGCCTTTGCTTAGCCTCACCGCCCACATAGTCAGTAGTCAATCTGTCTGACATACGTTTGAGGTGGGTGCTAAGTCTCTCACGCACATCTGCCATAGCAGAGTCGATGCGTTCCTGTGTCAGAGATTCAAGGCGAGCCTTGAGTTCTGCCTGTGCTTGGTTGCCCACGTCTACGCGGAAGTCACCCGATGATGGGACTGGCATGTAGTTAACGCGGAATGAGAACTTAGTCATCATCTCGTTAGCGGTGGGGTAGTCATCTCTCTTGAACATATCACCGAGAGCCAATGCCTGCGCCGTGATAAGCGTAGGGTAGATAACAACGAAAGCCTTGACCAGTGCCTCCATCTCTTCCTCGAAGTCATTCATGCGCTCAGTGAACTTCATGAAGTTGACAGTAGGTAAGAGGCGCAGACCTGAGTCAGACCAAGGTGCTGTGTTGTCGTACACGAATTGACGTGCGCGACCGACCGCTTGTTGGATGATGTCCAACTCGGTGCGACCTGCGAGCAGGTGCTTGTTGACACGGGCGGCATCTTTAGCCCCCGCGTTCTTGCTTGCCACCACTTCGTTGGTGGTAGTCTTGTCTAGCTTGCGTGCTGTCCACACAGAAGCGTTGAACTCCACAAGCATTGCGCATGTGTCGATGTTGAGGCGAGGTGTAGTTGTCATGATAAGAACTCCTTGTGATTACTTGGTTGAGAAAAAGATTTTGTGCTCGGCTAACATGCGACCGAACTCATTGATCGTAGCGAACATAGCCACACGCTGACTTGTTGCCACTGTGTTGCAGAAGATCGACTGCATCTCTGCACGCATACGCCACACGTACTTGACGATGGCTTCTGCTTCTGTCCTGTCCGCTACGCGAGTAACGAACTGGAATACCTGAATCAACTGCGCCGTAGGGTTGTCGGACAGCGGTGCTGTATCAGGTGACTTGATAACGCGAGAGTACTCGCAGATCTCACGACCGAAGCGAATGAACGATGACAATGCCTGTGCAGTAGTAGCACCGACAGTACCAACGAGAGCCGCCTCAAGTGTGTCGTCATCGAGAACACCAAGACCCGCATCGAGAATGTCGCTAGCCGCAACCAATGAGCGAGGCGTAGCGTATGCAAGTTGCATAGACTTGGGGTTGAAGATGAAGCCGTTGTCCTTGGACAAGTCCTTGCCCTCGAACATACCGCCCTTCTCATAGTCAAGGAACGATTGCATAACGCGTGGCTCGTTGCTGACGAAAGCAATAATCATTGGGTTGACACGATTGTCAGTAGCCCACTTGACCCACTCGTCAGCGCTAGGCTTACGCATCTTGACGAACACAAGACGATTGCGTAAGTGAGCTTGAATGGAATCACCAAGACCCTCGATGGATAGATTGGTGAAGCACACGACAACGCTACCCTCAGGCATGTGATAGTTGCCGACCCTGCGCTCATAGATGATCGGGGCTAGTACGTTCTTGATGAACTGCGGTGCCTTGGCGATCTCATCAAGACCCACGAGGATAGGCTTGGAGTTGTTGACACCGAGTTGATTGAACGCGCTGACACCGAAGCGCTCGTTGGGTAACTCACGAGACACGCCATTCTCACGATCGAGGTCAGGCATCCACACAGAGCCGTCAGACAACTGAGTGCAGTCAATAGGTTGCACAGCGATGTGGTTAGCAAACTTGGGTAGCTTGCGTAGTGCATGGAAGAGGGCAGTCTTGCCGATGCCGTTCTCGCCCTCCACGATTACTGTGCGCTTGTCACCGATAGCGGCAACGAGGGAAACAACTTGTGATGCAGATAAGAATTGATTCATGATAAGGTTCTCCAAAGATTAAGTTAAACAGAAATACGCAGGACTTTGCCATGAGTAGGAACGAATGACTCGTTCTCTACCACACCCCACAGAGATGGCATTGGGGTATTCGGGGTATCGCAACCAAGGTAACCATCTGTCAACCAGACGATTGCCCGAGCGTCGATCTTGTGTTCCCTGATGTAGTGGACAACAACATCAGGAGTAGTACCGCCACCGCCCTTGGGGTTCATGAGCGAAGCGATCTGTTCGTAGTCAGCAGGCTTGAATGATTGGTCACCACATACACTGGTGTCCCACCACAACACACGCACACCCGCAGGCTTGGTGATGTTGCAGATGCGAGCGATCTCACCGAACAGCAGACGATAGTAAGGATACATAGAGCCCGATGTATCAACAGCAAGGATAAGCTCACCGACAGACTCAGTGAAGTGTGATGGCATAACGAAGCCCGAAGCGAGCAAGCGTTTGTTGGGAGGACAGAAGCGTGAGTTGTCATCGCCCGCAGAGATAGAGCTAATCCATTCCTGCAATGCTTCCTTCCAGTCAGTCGTGCGTTCCTTGGCAGTGCCTAAGATGTCACGACCACCACCCTCTTTGCCTGCGAGCTTGCGTGCAAGTATCTCGCCCTGACGATTGGCATCGTCGATCTGCTTGCCTAGCTTGTCTTGCTCGACTGGGTTGTCATCGAACTCGCCATCCTCATGCGCATCGAGGGGCTCATCGAAGTCACCGCCACCACCATCGCCCTTGTCACCCTTGTCAGGTTCCTTCTTGCCCTGCTTGAGTAGATCGTTGAGTACCTGAGGGAATGACCAACCGAAGTACTTACGATCAATGAGCAACGACTCAGTAGGACGCTCGACAAACTTGAAGTCAGGGTCAAGTTCCTCGATGAGTGCGTTGACCACATAGTCCTGTGCGATGTTGGTAAGCTTAGGCATCTTGCGTGTGTACTCTTTGAACAAGATGCAATGCTTGAGTGCAACGTGAAAGTTCTCGTGCAGTACAAGGTAGCGCATCTGCTTGCGGTTGAGTACAGCAATGAAGTCAGCACCATACTTCTTGTCACGACCATTGGTAGCGGCAGTAGGTATCTTGTCTGACACTTCGCTCTTGCCTAGCATGATGACGCCAGACAGCAAAGCGAATTTAGGGTGACGCATACAGTCAATGTTTGCGGCTTGGACTCTCTGATTGAGAGTCATCTTCTCATAGCTCATAGTGCTTCTCCTGTTTTGTTTGAAAGAATTATAGCATAGGTTGTCAAAGACTTGACAACCTAGCGGAAACCCTGAGGTAACTCAGGTGTGAATATTAGAACGTGGGTATTCAGAATGTTTCGGGAATTGTTTCACCTCCTCTGGTTTCTTCATTGTGTTGCTACCAACGTATTTGTGTATCCTGTCAAGGATGGCACGCCTGAACTCAGTCGTCTCGATAGGCTTAGCTAGCTCGTCGACTGTGCTATTTTGATTACCATTCTGTCGGCTATACCAAGAGCCCCCTACCTGAAAGTCGGCCTGTTGCATACCGCGCTTGGATGCGATGATGTCGTAGGCTTTCTGACACATCGCAAAGAACACATCGATGTCCCCTTGTCGTGGCTCGGGGTCAGTCCACATCTCTTGTATCGCCATGTAGTAGGCACGATTGAATCCCTCACCACCGAACTTCTGTCCGAGGCGATAGTTGATGTCGCACGAAGCTTTGAACTCTGGCATACGCATCTGTGCAAGCATGATGTATGGCTCGAAGTGTGCGGCAACCTTTGCCTTGTACTTGCGGACATCGGTGTCCGCGACTAGTCGGTAGTGTGGTGTGTGGCGTGAGCGTGTGGGGTCTAGCACGCCGTCAACCCAATAAGAATCTAAGCTGAACGGCACACCCTCATCTTTCATGAAGTGCTCGGTGTAGATGGGCATGATGATTGACTCGTCGCTGTACATGTCGTCGCTATCACGTTGTCTGTTCGCACCAACGTCAACGCGTAGTGTGTAGTACATGAACTGCTTACTGGTCTGCGATGAGTGACCCATGTACAACCTACGTTCGACACGCTTGCCGTCTTCTACCTTGGGCTCGTAAAACCGCGCCATGATAGTCTGATATAGCTTGACGTCGAAGTACTTGCCATACTCATTACTGCCCTCGATAAGTCTGTGATGCGCCACAGGCTTGGGGTCAAGAGGTCGCTCGTTGGGTTGCCATTTAATACTGCGTACTGCACCTCGCATTGCGAATGTGCCTACTGCTTCGTCATAGTTTTTACATACGTATGCCATGATAATTACTCCTGTGTTGTGGTTACTGTTGATTCCCCTGTGGGGATGCGTGGGAAACTTGTCTCTATTGCATGAACTGTTGTGATGTAGTCATACAAATCATTCTCGTTATCGTCTTCGTCAAACTGCTCAGCGCCGTCTTCTCCAACGCTGATGAATCTATACCTCCCTCCCTTGTGTTGATAAATTTCTACTGCGTACTTCATTAGATTGTGGTGAGCTTTCACATCTTCGAAGCTGTCGTACCACTTCAAGTCTGTTTCATTGAACGTGATGATCGGGTCGTCCTTGTACCCATACTCACACTCATTGATTGCTTGTGTAATCTGCGGTTCGTTCTTCGCAAGCATCAGCGTTACGAAGTTGTCGCGTGTCTCGATGTCATTGAACTTAATGATGTACGCTACGTCTGATCTATACCCCATGATGATCTCCCTCTACTATGTTGCCGTTGTTATCGAAGCGCCATCCGTTGATGTCGCACAAGTCTATGAAGTACTCTTCGCTTGTGTATGCGTCGTACTCTTCTCGTAGTTGTTTGTATATGTCATCGGCAAAGTCTTTTGCTCTGCTTAATATCCATTCGTCAAGCTCATTGAATAGATAGTCGGTATTGATGGAGTTGGCTAGCTCTTTCACATTAGCGCCCTCCAAGATACCTCTGTCCATAACCGAATCTTCGTCTACGTAGTGGATGCGATCGTCTACGCCACCGCTACGCATCGTGCCGCTGTGACTGTAATAGTAGGCGTGCTGACTGATGCTGACTTGTTCTTCGCACCATCCATCTTTGATTAACTCTCTCAGTACAACGTACTGTGCAAAGTCTTTCGCGTCTGGTTTGTTGTGGTACTCGATGAAGTCAGGCAGATCAACGTAGCCAGTCCACGATGCGCCGTCACCTTGTGAGTGAAAACCATTGAACGCCACGTTGTCTATTACGAAGCCCCTTGCGGGGCCGTCCTCTTTTGCGCGGTTGATGATCTCGTCATGCCAGTCATCGGGCGGGTCACCATACTTGCTGATTGCCTGTTGCTTGGCATAGTTAGAGAGTTGTTGAAACGCAAGGGATTGCGTAGTTGTTTCCATGGTTCCTCCATTAGTCTACTGTGACGCTGAACGTGATGTTGTCCTTGATGGATGCCGTAATGACATCTGTGAAGTCCCAATCGTTGATCGCATCGTGAACCGCGTCGTTGATCTTGCTGTCGAAGTCGTGATCTTCCACCGCGCTTGTTGCCATGTCATTGATGGCATCCTCACTGACGTGATACTCGTCGTCGTTGTGCGTACTGATCGCTTCGCTTGCAACCTCTTCGGCTATGTCGCGTATCTTCTTCTCAAAGCCATCGTCAATAACTCGCATGGCTTGGTGGTTGGTCATGATCTCTATGACCTGTGCTTGCACAATGTCTTTGATGTAGTTCTCAACGAGCGCCATGAGCGTGGTGAACAGCGCCGTAGTAGGCATTGATGGTTGAGTGGTTTGCGTTGTTTCTGTTTGAACTGTTTGTTCCATGATAAATCTCCAAAAAATTAAATTGATAAACGAAATGTGGAGAATTCTCCACAAAGCAAGGATGACCGATTTTTTTGTTAGCCCCCTCTCCAATAGAACAGGTCAAGGATTAAGACAATGATGGCTACGAGTAGCATCACACGTTCGAATTTTTCCCATTTAGTTAGCATTACTTCTCCCCTTGTTTAAGCCATGCCATCCACTCCGATAGCGTTGGCTTTTGCGCCTTGGTCAGCGAGATCGGCGGTACGAACTTGCCGTCTTTGTTCACCTCTGTGAAAGCCTTCTGCGCTATCTCGTTGGCTACCTTGTTGTCCGTCACTAGGTTGTCGTACTCACGCCATGCGTCACACACTACGCACCCCTCTTCGTAGTCATCGCATCGCTCACCCCAGTATTCCTCGATTGCTTGTTCAATTAAGTTCATTTTGTTTCTCCCTTTTTATCTCTGATTGCTATTGCCATTGCCGTAAGTTTCTTGTGCAATGCCTCGAACTTGTCGTAATACTCGGGGTCTTCGTCGTTGTGTTGAGCGTGAGCCCAAGCAATCTCGGACAAATCCCATAGTTCGTCTTGTGTTAGTTTCATTTACTTCTCCCTAAGTTGTTTGCCAGTAATGACTGGCGGCATTGTGGAGAATTCTCCACATTCAGTTGTCCCCATCGGGGCGGTACGTAATCAGCAGGGGTATCTTCCCTGCCTTGTGTATCGGGGGCAGTGCCGCCCACATCTCTCTGACCCGAGTGAATACTGCGGGGCTTATGTAGTACGCCCACCTTGAGGATAGGGGGCGGCTTGGCTTGAGCATGTGGCTCATCTCAGCGTGGGTTTTCTCATGCTTGAGCATCGCGCAGTACTCGAAGTAGAACTCTGCCTTGTCGACGTAGCCCTTGTCTCTGGCGTATAGCCATGTATTGCGTGCGCTGATGATTTCCTTGGCGATGGGCTTGAGTATCTCTTTGAGTTCAGCTTTCCATGCCTTGAGCCACCGCTTGCGGGATGCGATAGCTTGCTTGTTGTGCTCTGCCTGCTTCTGTTTGGAACGAAGAATCTTGGCGGTGAATATGCTCATCTCGCCCGATCGCACCTTGTTGAGTATCTCTTTCTTGGTCAGTTGACTGACTGACTTGCGCTTGGGACGACAAGCTTTGCAGTTCTTTGACTCGAGCGTCATGCGTACATTGCCTGCTCGACCCCATGCTTTTGACTGTGCATACGTTGCGAGGTACGAGAACTCTTTGAGGGGGCGCGACTCCCCACATTTAGCGCAAGTTTTGATTTGCATACTATTTCCTTACAGGTTGGGGCTAACTGGCCCACTTGGTTTTGTAACTGGCCCACCATTCTGCGAGCTTACCCACTATATGTGGGTAAGCGGAGAGCCGCATAAACACTGGTGTTATACCATGTCTGACCAAAATACCTACCATTTTTCAAGAACACTTAAACAAACTTGAAAACATGAACAACAGGACACCCAGCAATACACAAATATATATATCTAAATGAAAATTGTATTTATATATATAGGTATTGTGGACGTGGACATCGCAATCGCTAGCATCCATGCGGGTTACGCGATACCCTCGTGTGTGTCCAGTTGTGTCAAGTGGTGGGTATGTGCGAAAATACAACACTTTTACCCTACTTCTCCACAATACGTTGTGGAGAGATGAATGTGGAGAATTCTCCACACTTAGAACAGTCGTGATTGCTTACCTGCTTGTCGTGCGCTACGCAGTTGTTTGGACTCACGCTTGATGGTGTCCCACTCTTGTCGTGCCTCGTAGTTGTATTGCTCTTTGAGCTTGGCTTTGTGTGCGATGACTGCTCGTGGGTCTTTCTCCCACTGGTCACGCATGGCTACGAACTCTGCTCGTAGTTCGCGCATCTGTGAGAGGGCGTAGTGTTTGTTCTTGCTGTTCTTGCTCATGATGATTATTCCTTTGAGTTGATGATGAATAAGACACCTGCAATGGTGTAGCCTGCAAGCACGAGTAGTGCTTGGCGTAAGTAGTAACCGCTTGTATCAAAGCCGTAGCCAAGAGCTACGCAAGCACAGATGGTTAAGCAGAATATGAATAGCTTGTCGTTCATGATGATTCCTTGGTTGGACATTAAATGAAACAGCGGGCAGACCTCGCCCGCTGTGCTCTCCGAAAAAACTGTGGAGAATTCTCCACACTTAGATTGCTTTGAGGAATCTACGCTTCTCGCCTGCGCTGAGTGCGTTGAACTTCTTGAGCAATTCGGCTACTGGGTCTGTCTTGTTGTCAGTAGCTTTGCGTGGCTTGAGTGGGAAGTAATACTTCATTGCCGCCCTTGCCAACTCTTTGTTGTCGCCATCCCATGCGACAGTCTTTTCATTACGATAGACAGACTCACGAGTCTCGCACTCGTAGTGCTTACCAATGAGTGTGCCAACAGCCAAGCGATACTCGAACTGTTTCTCTGGCGTAGCTTTATCGTAGATAGGCTTGAAGGCTTTGAGTGCTGTGCCTACCTTGGCGTTTGCTTCCAATGCCTTACCGACGGCGACGATGTAACGATCGAACTGAATGTTCATGATTGAATCTCCAAAAGAAAAAACCTCGCAGACGGGCGAGGCAAACCGAACCGACTGAGTTCCCCCAATCGATGCATCTAGTATACCACAAGTTGTTGCCGTATCCCCTTGACAATGTGGAGAGTTCTCCACTCTTGACCCCCACCATACCCCCACCAAGCCCTATTGGGGTGTGCCGTGCCGTCATGGTGTGAACACTGTTTCGTAACCACGATTCAATTTCTAAAAAATCCGGAATCACAATACTGTACAAAAACACAGTGCCCCCAAAAAATTTTATAAAAATTGGAAAAACCTCGAGGCGAAAAAAAGCCCCGGGTGTTTAGTCCGGGGCAAAGATGGCAACTGGAAACCATCAAGGAGAAGCAAGGACTTGCGTCGATGCCGAAAAGGAGTATACACTAGCGCCAACGAGGAAGCAACTGAAAAGGATTCCTACGCATGTTAGATCACTTGGTGCATTTTGAACCTGAGGTCACCGCTCGGGGAAACTTTGAAAAACTGGACGACGCGACGCCCAGTGATATTCTGTCGGCGCAAGTTGCTACAGAGCAGTGGTTAGCAGAGTTAGGTGTGGATGACGACGAAGTGGTTGCTAACCAACAGCAGACACAGGCGGCGCGAAAAGCGTTTAATGCCGTGACCACCAACACGGACAGCGCCGATCAAAAAGCATCTCTTGCGGAACTAAAAACCCCAGCGGCTGTAAGACATCTAACAGGTATGTTGGCTGCGTACGACTGGCAGTTTATAGACATGGCGCAGGAGATCCGGGGCTACACGGTAGCTAAACTGGTTGAAGAGACAAAGTCCCCCAACGCCAACATCCGCTTGAAAGCTTTAATCGCGCTAGGCAAGGTCACGGAAGTGGGGCTCTTTACTGAGCAGATTGAGGTCAAAAAGATTGAGATGTCTGATGCTGAAGTTGAGCAACGCATCAAAGATAAGTTGGCCAAGTTCATGGGGGTGATAGACGTGGTGGACGTTTCCGAGCGCCCAGATGATAGTCCAGTGGAGAAGAATGATGGGCCAGATGGACTTTGAGCAGTTCACTTCTATCAGCAAGGTAGAGCTTGAGGCCATCCAGAAGGCGCTTCCGTTCATGAGTCTTAAAGACAAGATTGAATTGCTGGATGATATTGAGATTAGAGAGCGCCGCGCTAGCCTTACGGCTGCTAAAACAAACATGTTGGGCTTTGCTACATCTGTTTATCCCGGGTTTAAGATTGGCCCACACCACAGGAAGCTAGCTAAGATATTCTCGGACGTGGTTGAGGGTAAGAAAAAGCGTGTGATTATCAACATCGCGCCACGTATGGGTAAGTCTGAGTTCTCATCTTACCTATTTCCCGCGTACTTCCTTGGCAAGTATCCCAACAAGAAGATCATCATGGGCACGCACACTGCGGGTCTATCTGAAGACTTTGGTCGGCGCGTACGTAACTTGATTGATTCAGATGAATATCGAGATGTTTTTCCGCAAACTTTGGTGGCAGACGATCAGAAGGCTGCCGGTAAGTGGTCTACAAGCGCTGGCGGTCAGTATTATGCTGCTGGTGTCGGGGGCGCTCTTGCTGGTCGTGGTGCTGATCTGTTCGTTATTGATGATCCTCACTCAGAGCAGGACGTTAAAATCAATAGTCGGTTGGCTTTTGATACCGCATGGTCGTGGTTCCAGACGGGGCCGCTCCAACGTCTGATGCCGGGCGGTGCGATCATAATTGTGATGACGCGTTGGTCACTATTAGACCTGACTGGGCGTTTAATTGACTATCAGTCTAAGAATCCCGATGCAATTCCGTGGGAGATTGTGGAGCTTCCGGCCATTTTGAACGAAGACGAGGACAACGAGAAGTCTCTTTGGCCCGAGCAGTGGCCACTTGATAGCTTAAAAGCTACAAAAGCGTCGATTGACCCCCGATATTGGAACGCGCAGTATATGCAGCAGCCCACATCTGAGAACTCGGCCATCGTCAGCCGTAAAATGTGGCGTATTTGGGAACCAGATGACCCGCCAAGGTGTGAGTACATCATTCAGTCTTGGGATACGGCGTTTGAAACCAAGAACAACTCCGACTATTCTGCTTGTACGACGTGGGGGATTTTTTACAATGAGGAAGAAAACGATACGCCTCAGCTTATGTTGTTGGATGCTTTCAAAGACAGGATGGCTTTCCCTGAACTCAAGGTTGTTGCGCTCAAACACTACAAAGAGTGGGAACCAGACGCGTTCATTGTGGAGAAAAAGGCAGCTGGCGCACCACTGATTCAGGAACTCCGGGCGTTGGGAATCCCAGTCCAAGAGTTCTCTCCCAGTCGCGGTAACGACAAGATGGTGCGTGTCAACGCTGTTGCAGATTTGTTCAGCAGTGGTAAAGTCTGGGCACCCGACACACGCTGGGCACGAGAAGTGATTGAAGAGATGGCCGCGTTCCCAGTTGGGGAGCACGACGACTACGTGGATACGACAACACAGGCGCTGCTACGCTTTAGGCAAGGCGGCTTTATCAGTTTAGACACAGACGAGAAAGATGACCTTGAAATCTTTCGCCGTAGGAAACACGAATACTACTAGGAACACACATGGCAACGAACATCGACAAAGCTCTTTACCAACAACCCATGGGCATCGACGCGCTGGGCGAGCAAGAATCACCCATTGAGATTGAAATTGTTGATCCAGAAGAAGTCACCATTGGTATGGATGGATTAGAAATCACCATCGGCAAAGAAGATGACAATGAAGAAGGCTTTGATGATAACTTGGCCGAGTACATAAAAGATGGTGCCTTGCAGTCGCTGGCTGGTGACTTGGTGTCTGATATTGACAATGACAAAAATGGCCGCAAGGATTGGGAGAAGACATACGTTGATGGTCTGAAGCTGCTGGGATTGCAGATAGAAGAACGCACAGAACCTTGGAATGGCGCATGCGGTGTGTTCCACCCTATGATTACAGAAGCTGTTGTGCGTTTCCAAGCAGAGACAATTACAGAGACGTTCCCAGCCCAAGGGCCTGTGCGTAGCAAACTCATTGGTAAAGAAACGCCAGAGATGAAAGAAGTCGCGTCTAACGTTGAAGACGACATGAACTACGAGTTGACGGAAGTCATGACGGAGTACCGCGCTGAACACGAGCGCATGCTCTGGTCACTGCCAGCCACAGGCTCAGCATTTAAGAAGGTGTACTACGATCCCAATCTAGGCCGTCAGGTGTCGATGTTTATTCCTGCGGAAGATATGTATCTGCCGTACGGTACAACGGATTTAGATACTTGCTACCGCATCACGCACGTCATGCGTAAGACCAAAAATGAGATCATCAAGCTTCAGCAAGCAGGCTTCTACATTGACGTTGATCTGCCTGACGCACCAAAAGATCTGACAGACATTCAGAAAGCCAAGGACAAAGAGACAGGCTTTAGTGATTTGAATGACGACCGCTACACGCTTTATGAGTGCCATGTAGATTTGAACCTTGAAGGTTACGAGGACAAGGACGACTCTGGTGAAGAGACCGGCATCATGCTGCCGTACGTTGTCACGTTGATTAAAGGCTCCAACGACATTCTGTCGATCCGCCGCAACTGGAAAGAAGAAGATGACCTCAGACTCAAACGCCAACACTTTGTGCACTACCAATATATCCCGGGTTTTGGAGCTTACGGCTTCGGGCTTTTCCATCTTATCGGAGGCTTTGCTAAATCCGCTACCTCCCTCATGCGACAACTCGTCGATGCAGGAACACTCAGCAACTTGCCCGGTGGACTCAAGACACGCGGATTGCGAATCAAGGGCGACGATACACCAATCGCACCCGGAGAGTTCCGTGATGTAGACGTTGGCTCGGGCACGATTCGCGACAACATCCTGCCGCTGCCATACAAAGAGCCAAGCGCTACTCTGTTTAACTTAATGCAGACAATTGTTGATGAAGGTCGTCGTTTTGCCGCGACTGCTGACATGAAGGTGTCTGACATGTCTGCGCAGGCTCCTGTTGGAACCACACTTGCGCTGTTAGAGAGACAACTGAAAGTAATGACTGCGGTGCAGGCTCGTGTGCACTTTGCGCTGAAGCAAGAGTTCAAGCTCTTGAAGAACATCATCCGCGACTACACTGACGCGGACTACACATACACACCCGAGTACGGCACTCGCAAAGCTAAGAAAGCCGACTATGACTTGGTGGATGTTATCCCCGTGTCAGACCCCAACGCTGCGACCATGTCTCAGCGCGTTGTCCAATATCAAGCCGTCATTCAAATGGCGCAGATGGCTCCGGACATTTACAACTTGCCAGAGTTACACCGCGGTATGTTGAACGTGCTGGGTATCAAAAACGCTGAGAAACTTGTACCGATTGAGGACGATCAGAAGCCAATCGACCCAGTGCAGGAAAACCAGAATGCACTCAAAGGTAAACCGCTTAAGGCCTTCTTACATCAGGATCACGATTCTCACATTCAAGTGCACATGATGTTGATGCAAGACCCAATGATGCAGCAGTTCATTGGCCAAAACCCACAGGCTCCTAGAATCATGGGCGCAATCACGGCTCACATTGCAGAACACGTTGGTTACAAAATGCGTCAGCAAATTGAGCAACAGTTGGGCATGCCGCTGCCGCCCGAAGATGAGAAGTTGCCACCGCAGATTGAGATTGCGTTGTCCGGCATGATGGCTCAAGCGGCTCAGCAAGTGTTGATGCAGAATCAAGCCAAGGCTGCGCAGATGCAGGCACAGCAACAGATGCAAGACCCCGTCATGCAGTTGCAAATGCAAGAACTACAACTCAAAGGCCAAGAGTTAGAGTTAAAGAAACAAAAAATGATGATGGATGCCGCTGCCAAGGCCGACGCACAAGAGTTGAAAGAGCAAGAAGTCAGTGGCAGGTTGGAACTAGATGCTCTTAAAGTTGGTGCACAAATCAACGAGAGCAAAAACAAAGCTCAGTTTGAGCAAGAACGTGCCGGTATCCAAATGGGTTCCGACATCGCAAAGAGTAAAGCCCAGATGGATTTACAAGCGCGTACTGCTGCGCTCTCAAATAGTAGAAATCAACGTGAGCCCAAATCATGATCCAAGACTTCGTACGCGTATTACGTGAAAAAATACGCACTGACATGAACAACTATGCCGATGACTTGGCTGGGGGTTCGTGCCGTACTTTTGAAGAGTACCAAAAACTCTGCGGGATTATTCAGGGTCTAGCCCTTGCAGAGCGTTATCTACTTGACCTTGCACAGAAAGTTGAAGAATCTAATGAGTGATCTTGATCTCTCCCCCGGTGCTTTTGCACTGCCTGAACCCATCCAATCTTTGGATGCACCCGAGCCTGATGCTTCAGACGAAATGAAAGCCACGCAACTTCCCACCCCAACAGGTTGGAAGATTCTTTGCGCTGTGCCAGATGTCGACGAGAAGATTGCAGGGTCAAACCTGTATAAACCAATTGAGTTTATGCGCCAAGAAGAAACAGCAACCACTGTGTTGTTTGTTTTGAAAGTAGGCCCTGATGCGTACAACGACACCGCCAAGTTTCCTAACGGGGCATGGTGTAAAGAGGGCGACTTTGTGTTAGTACGTACTTACTCCGGTACAAGATTTAAGATCTTTGGCAAGGAGTTTCGTCTCATCAACGATGACCAAGTTGATGCTGTTGTGCAAGACCCTCGCGGCCTGACCCGCGCTTGAAAGGAAGAATATGGCTGAACCGTACAAGTTCCCCGACGAAGTCGAAGACAAGAAGACCAACGAGGTTGAGTTTGAGATTGAAGGGGCTGATGAAGTAGAGATTGAAATTGAAGACGACACGCCTGAGCGCGACAGAGGCCGCAAGCCCCTAGACCGTGAAGTGCTTGATCCAACCGATGAAGAGATCGAGTCCTATTCTGACAAAGTCAAAGGACGCATTAAAGAGCTGACCCACGCCCGTCACGACGAGCGCCGTGTCAAAGAAGCCACGATGCGTGAAAAGCAAGAGCTTGAGCGTCTTGCACAGCAGTTGATTGAGGAGAACAAACGCCTCAAGCAAAACGTTTACACAGGACAAGAAGCCATCATTGAGGGCGCTAAGTCAAAAGCCGATACTGAGTTGGCTATGGCAAGGCGTAAACTCAAGGAAGCCCAAGAGTCCTATGACACGGATGCCATCATTGAAGCCCAAGAAGCTGTGATGGACGCAAAGATTCGTGCAGAACAAGTAAAAAATTATCGTCCAACCCCTTTACAAGACGAAAATTTTGAGGTACAAACGCAACAAGCCCAACCTTCAAGGGCTGAACCGGACGAAAAAACTCTGCGCTGGCAGGCTAAAAACCAGTGGTTCGGACAGCAAGGGTTTGAGGAATACACCAGCTACGCACTAGGGCTGCATCAAAAACTAGTCACAAACGGAGTGGATCCCCGCTCTGCTGAATATTTCGACCAAATTGATGGTCGCATGAAGTCAACTTTTCCGGATTTATTCGGGCAAGCAAATGACAAGCCAAGGTCTGGTGAGGTTCAAAAACGACCTACGACAGTGGTTGCCTCTGTATCTCGTTCTACGAGTGCAGGAAAAATTAAGCTAACTCAAACGCAAGTAGCGTTAGCGAAAAAATTTGGTTTAACCCCACAGCAGTATGCTGTTCAAGTAGCAA